GGGCGGAGAGACTCAAGCAGATCTAACTAAAAAAGGCGCCGATGTTCTGGGTCTTCAGTACACTAATTTAGCTAAAGGTATTACTGATGTAGGCACCAATGCTGCGAATACTCGTAACGCACAAGTGCTAGCTCAAACCCAGGCCAACTTGGACATTGGTAAAAACCTTGCGTTACTTAGGGGCCAAGGTGAATTGGAATTTGCCAAGCGTCGCGATGCTCGCGGGGCCGCTCTTGGTGGCGGAGGCTTTGCGTGATCAAATCGGCGATAGGTGATTCAACCACGGTTGCCGCGTGGTTAGCTTCGCTTGACGCGTCAAACAAAGATGCGTTCGTCCATTACGCGAAGAATACAACGAGCGACATTGAAGCGTATTTATACGCTAGATTCTTGCGACCGGGGTACACAGGTAGTATCGCCGATCTGACCGCGTGGATCCAGGAGAAGTTCCCTAAAGAAGATCTACGCAAAGTATTACTTCGTGAAATTGATGACTTACAAATTGACATCAGAAATGTACGGGACATGGTTCAAAATCAGATGCTCGACCCCGCATCCGCTGCGACAAAAATTTCAGCGGTTCAAAAAGAACTTCGTAGCCACATTCAGGCTGTTAGATCTATTGCGGACGGTCTAGACCGCCGTGGTTTGATCCTTGCCGGCGCAGATCGCACCATTCGCGAACTGATCAATACCCTCGACGGGCAGCCTGGTCTTCAGCAATTAGTTGACGAGGCCGCCGTCTTAGTTTGGACTACTATTGAGAACGAAGAACGCGCTTAATCGGCTTTGCGCATACGGCGCATGATGTTTTGTAGCTTTGTTCTGAAGATGCCCATAAAAGCATCATTGACGCCGAGAGACATCACAAGTTCATCTCCTTCCAGAAATGCACCGAAGGGCAAAATTACTGCAGGTTGATTTGAAACTGGATTGCCGCAAACGTCCGTCCATTCGATAACGCGATCGTTTAAAGAACCTGTAAATAAGGGTTCTTCCGTGAAGTAAGTTACTTCTTTGAAGTTTTTATCAACCAGATAAGCCCCTACATGGTAAATAAGGTAAGGTTTACCGTCGTCTGTGCATACCATGTGCTTCCAGTGATAAAAAACAAGGTAGCAATACCCCAAATTAATAGGGGCGGTGGAGTTAAAAGTAGCTGCACCTCCTGTAGCTTTTTCTAAAATTTTTGTGTCGAGTTCAATAGAAGGTCCGTTCTCTCTTTCGACGATTAAAGGCCGCGTGGAGTACAAACAGTTCAGCTCATCGTTAGCGGTAAAGAAAGCCCAGTTTTTCTCCGGTACTCCCACGGTGTGATTTTTTCCGATAGGCGGAATAGCTGCACTTACCGCTTCAAATAAATCGTTAACCCAGCAGACAACGACTTTTGGTTGCGAAAAAAGTTTTTTGGTATTTGAGTCGTATTTACTGGCGTATGTAGAAGCTACAAATTGAACATACAGGTTTGAGTCCGGCCCGGTAAATAGCCTGGGATCTTCATAGCTAAGCCTGTGTTTTTTAGATCGAAGTTTTTTAGTGCCGATGACAGAAGCATCATTGCTTCCAAGCATGGCTATATAAATTTCGTTGGGTTGGTTATTTAGATAAAAGTACTTATTGTCGTACCTGAAGCCAAATGCTTCGGGTTGAGATCGCCAAGCTATATAAGTTTTTCCCAACCTGTTAATTATTGAAGGACTAAAGTTAGCGACACTGTTCTTAGGTAAACCTTTTACGATTCGCGTGAATTTACCGCCTAACGCTTCAGCTTGTTCGTAAACAGTCGGCACGCCTTTGTCAGGACGCTTCGAAGGGAAAATAACGTCGCTGTAAAGGTGAAAGTAGCGATTTTGAGACTGCATGATCAAACTCCTAGATCTTGGATAGCGGCATTGAATCCTGCGCTGATTGACTCCCAGCGATACTCGGGTCGTTGAGTCACAGAGTAGCACGCGTTAGCTACTTCATCATAGCTTTGTTTATCGTAGTACAGATCGTCTAAAATTTTCGCCGCTTTGGTCGTATCGATAAGACCGCGCTCAACCCCTAAGTCCTTATCCACAACCCATGTGGAAATGGGGATAAGTTCAGCGGCATCCTTCCAGATATCCTGACACACGGTGTGGTGCGGGACGACCTGAGGCTTCATACACCCGGCGTGTTCGAAACTGACAAGACCCCAGCCCTCTCCGTCGGATGTATTTATCCCCACGTCGCAAGCGTTGTAGATCGTATTTAAAAGTTCATCCGGCGGCGCATCGATATAGTTGATATTGTTTGCGGTAAGAACAAGTCTATTAGTTTCGTCTAGATTACGTCGAGTCATTTCGTGTTTAAACAAAGGTAATACGTCCCAACCCAGGTCTTTTGTACCCATATGTAAATACAACATCGCGTCGGGTTTATCTACTGCAAATTCCGCGAATGTTTTGATTGTCAGATCTATACGTTTTCTGGGTTGATTCCTATTACCGTTAAATACAATAAATTTATCTAATGGCAATCCTAGGCGACTACGTGCTTCTGCTGTATCCATCGGGTAAAAACGACCGACATCGACACCGTGGGGGAGCACCGCTAACCGGGGCGCATCTGCCCCGTACTTCATCAGTCTTTCTGCCGAGGGTACGGTAAAAGTAATTCCCAAATCCCAGTGTTTAATATGCCGGAGCATATCTGGGTAATAGCTTTCGCTATCCACCGGGAAGTAAGCAATGAATTTAAATTTGAGCTTGTCTTTTAAAAACTGGCAGCGTTCCCAAAATTGGTTAACAATCCAGATATCGTTAAGACAGATTACAACGTCTGGTTTTTCTTTATGTAAGATTTCGGGCAGCCTGCCGATCCCAAAACGATCGTTACTGCCGGCTGGACATGCCGGGTAAACTTTGTAAGGCAGGTTGTGAGGATCTCCTGTGTAGTTGATGCCCATCACCACGATCTCATGGCTTTCTTTTAGGCTATCAAGTACACTGTGAGTGACTCTGGCAAAACCTGTATTACTACACGCATCTCCGTACCAAAGAACTTTCGCCATGAAGAATTTGAAAGTCGAGTACAATCAATATAACAGTGCTATCAGCTTATAGACATGCCTAGTCGGGAAACTTTTGCGTATCGCCGTGGGGCACAGCTACGAGCTCTTAAAGCAATAGAAAATAACGACAGTAGCGCTACAGAAACTATTTACACCAAGGCTTCAAATGACTTCCATACTTTCTGTACTATACTAGATAAACCTCCGGCTCCTCACATGCTTGAATGGCATGAGTATTTGGTGACTAATGAGAGTAATAAGTATCTTATAGATATAGCAGGACCTAACTTAGATATTCTGGCGCCCAGGGGTTCTGCTAAGTCCACTGTGCTCAATATGTTTACGGCTTGGTGTATTGGTCGCCATACAGCCGCTAAAAGACCGCTTCAGATTATTTATGTAAGTTACAACATCGCCACGGCCATACCTAAATCACGGATTATTCGTCAGATTGTCGACTCCTCTGAGTTTCGTAAGATTTTTCCTACGTGCCGGCTTAAACCGGGTATGCAATCTGACATTGGTTGGTCGATTGACTACGATTATGCCGGAATTCCTCGTCTTGGTGATGAAGAATTTACGCTAAGGGCAGCTGGTTTGCGAGGTAGTATTACCAGTAAACGTGCTCACTTGGTGTTAATTGATGACCCTATAAAATCTTCAGCGGACATCAAAAATCCTACGATTCGGGAAGAGATGAATAATAACTGGAGTAGCGTTATCGCTCCCATTGTTTTTGAAGGTGGCCGTTCAATTTGTTTGGGCACTCGCTTCCATCCTTTAGACATCCATAAAACGATGTTTGTACCCGATAAGGGATGGAAACAAGTTACGCAAGAAGCTCTGACTTATGACGACAAAGGACAACCTAAAAGCTATTGGCAGACTCAGTGGTCTGTAGATTATTTGCTTCAACAAAAAGAACTAGATCCTGTAGCTTTTTGTTTTCAGTACCAGCAACAACCCGTGGCGACATCTGATTTAGTCGTGTCGCCTGATTTGCTTATCAAAGGAGATGTAGCTACCGAATTTGATAGTTTGGCGCTGGGCATTGATCTTTCAGCGAGTAAAAACGAGACATCGGACTACACCGCTTTTGTTTTAAGCGGTCGTTTGAAAGATAAATATTACATTGTCGATGCTCACCAATGTCGTTCCATTGGAAATCTCGAAAAAATAGATCTTTTGTGCGACATGTTGCTTGAGTGGGGCATTTTAACTAAGTACAACGGAGAGTATCAACCGACTTATTCCACTGTGACCTTGGTGGTTGAGTCTGTCGCTTATCAAGCCAGCCTTGCAGCAGACCTTCGAAGAGTGCTCCTTAACGAAAGAGGTCTTAGCAATTTACATATTCATGAAGTGAAGGGCTTCCGGGGCGATAAAATTGCTCGTTTTAGAGGTACTTTGGGTTTACTTGAGAATCAAAAAGTCATTTTTAATAAGTACAGAAAGTTCGACGCTCTTTTTGAACAGCTTATTAACGTCGGCGCTACAGCTCATGACGATTTACTTGACGCCTACACGTGGGTAATTACATTTTTACAGCGCCGAGGTAGTTTTTCTGTTGAGTACTGATATGGAAACAGACAAAAAGCTCTGGGTGGCCATTACAGCCCACGAGCCAATGGCTCGATTGGACACTCTTTTTAAAGTTTTAAAACTTTACACAGAGTACAAGCTGAAAGTCTCGGTTTTTTTGTTTGTTAACTACGAAGCTCAGGAGCAAATCCCTCAGCTATCGGCTCTTTTGCGGCCTTTTTTAGAGCAAATCGATATAGAAATCGTGGTAGCGAGTCCCGAGCATACCGGCTGGTGGCTTACTTGGGCGCATAAACCAAATTTGACTGTAGCTTGTATGCGCAAAGAGTACGACTATTTTATATATCAAGAAAATGACATGCTTTTAACTTGGGATCACTTCAAATACTGGATGCGCTGGAAGCCTAGATTGGCTGAGGTAGGCTTAGAGCCGGGATTTATACGGTATGAACTGTTCGGAGGTAAAAAAGTACCTTTTGATAACCACTATCGATACTCTTTAACCGAAAAAACTCCAAATGTTTGGAGCGAGCGTGGGTTTACCGTCGCAAAACAGCTCGTAGTAGACCACGAAATACGGTTTTTTGCGAGTTTGGGCAGTCCTTATTACGCCGCTATGATTTTGGATGCCGATGATGCGATTAAATACGTAAAAAGTACGAGTATGGACCCGATGCGGAGTATAGAGCTTGTTTCCTTCCGAAATTGGCCTTTAGCTGACCGTAGTTCTATGGGTTTAGCGTTTGAAACACCTCCTTCCGGCTATGAACACCGGCGATGTGTCCCAGTAGTCGAAAAAAACGGAATTTACATGCCGCATGACTGTTGTTTGTTGCAACATGACGACATTAAGTACTCGACGGAGCTGAGCAATAAGGTTGGCAACCTGATTACTTGCGATACAATGCTTACGCTTTAGTATTTTTATGGACAACGTCAATCATCCTTCGCATTATACGTCTGGTGCTATTGAGTGCATAGATGCCATTAAAGAACAAGTCGGTAATGAGGGGTTTCAGGGCTACTGCCACGGCAATATCGCTAAATACCTCTGGAGGTACAAGCACAAAAACGGTGTCGAGGACTTGAAGAAGGCCGCGTGGTACTTACAGTGTTTGATCGGTGAGTTAGAATTGACTCAAGATAACAACTGACTTGTGGACGTAAGAGCATTTGGGTCTGTTTACGGCCAGGTAGCGTCTCTGCCTTATTCAAGTGGATTTACTTGGGTACCCGCCGATGGAACTAAATATTTTCCAGCGTGTAGGGGTTTGTTTATTCAAAATGGCGGAGGCAGTAACAAAAGTCTTTTAGTAGAATTTACAGATGCTCCAGGACAGGTATGTGAAAACAATCACTTGAACGGTGATTTTCTCTGTCCCCTCTCTTGTACAGCTCTTGTAAGTGGTAACGTAACTAATGTCGTAGTCTTGTACTGATGGCTAGCGACCTTTCCGGCTTAGTTACGTACCTGCAGGGTGGCAAAAGTCTGCGTGAAAGTGCCGGCATGGATGCCGATCAAATTATCAATGCTTTACGTAAAGGAGCAGCCGCGCAAAGCGGTCCGTTAGATCTTTTTAAAGACGCCTTGTTAGCTAGAGCAGCTGAAATAAAAGCCCTAGGCTCTATTTGACATCGTTATAATTAAGTCATGGCTGACCCTTTTATCGAAGCTGGTGATTTTTTCACCAAAGCATTTAATGCTCAGGAGTTAGCATCGCGTCGTCAGCGTACGGCTCAACGTCCTGCGATGCGTAGCGATAGTTATGAAAATCAAGTCAGCGAGCAACCGCTAAATGCACCGATTCCTCCTCAATATGGTCCCTACGGAACTTACGAGGATGAGTTTACGCCGGAAGAAGATCCCACGGAATCTATGAAAGCTAAGCTTTTGCGAAAGGCAGCCGCCAAGCGTGGGCCTCGGACCGGTGTTCCTGTATATCCCGGCGATGGCGCCGTGACTCCCAGTGTCTGAAGTCGCGAAAAAGCGGGACCCAAAGAAATGGGCAGCCGCTAAAGCTAAAGCTCGCAAGCGTCTTGGCGGACATTCGGCCCGCGCCATGCAGTTGGCCGTTAAATACTACAAAGATGCGGGGGGCGGATACGAAGGTAAAAAATCAAGCAAAAATAAATTAAGTCGTTGGGGAAAAGAAGATTGGCAAACTCGTGAAGAATACGAAAAGAGCAAAAGTTCTTAGTTATGGCTGATTTAGCGCGAGAAAAAGGGCGAACTGAGCGTTATCTGCCTAAAGAAGCGTGGGCCTCAATGTCCGACGAGGAGCGTAAAGCTACGGATGAAAAGAAAAAGAGGGCCACGTCGGGTAACAAACCCGTAAATACTCAGGTGCCGAATACTGAAAAAGCAAAAGAAGCACGTCGTCGCGCCTCCGCTTATATTAAAAGTAAAGGTAAAAAATGATGGCTAAGATTCGACTCGCCGGAGAAATATTCTCCGGGTACAACCAACCTCGTCGTGATTCTGACGGAGGTAAAAAATTTGCAGTCGCAGCAAAAGAAGGTGATCAGGTTCGATTAGTTCGTTTTGGTGATCCAAATATGACGATTAAGAAACACATACCCGAACGTCGTGAAAGCTTTAGAGCTCGTCATAATTGCGATACCCCTGGAAGTAAGTTAAAAGCACGCTACTGGAGTTGTAAAAAGTGGTAGCATTTTAAAGTTTTTAGTTGTTATCTTGTAAATCCTGCTAAACTATGCAGGCCCTCTCAGCATCCTCATGCTGTTCGATTGTTTTTTGTACTTCAATGAACGCGAGCTCCTAGAGCTCCGCGTGGAAATGCTTAAGGATATTGTCGATGGTTTTATTATTACAGACGCCGATAGGACTTTTAAAGGAGACGAAAAGCCTTTTAGTTGCGTCGACACGATTCGCGAGTTAGGACTTCCGGAAGACAAAATTCAGGTTCTCCACGTCGAACTGCCGCCTCCGGATATTGCCCCAAATCCTTGGGTAAGAGAGTACTCGCAACGTGATGCGTTGGCGGTCGGTATGCGCATGACACCGCCCGATTCGGCGTTTTTCTTTAGTGATGTAGACGAAATTCCTAAGCCCTCTGCGCTTTTAGAAGCTGTAAAAAAAGCTAAAGAGGATCCTTCTCGTTGTGTGCGTTTGTCTATGCCCATGATGTACGGCCGGGCGGATCTCCGCGTGATGAGCCCTGATGGAGATAAAACAAAGCCGCCAACTAACTGGACTTGCGGCACCGTGGTCCTACATGACCACCTGGATAAAACCTTGTCTGAGATACGTCGTAACCCTAATGACCTTGTCGTGGGAGACTGTGACGCAGGGTGGCACTTTAGCTGGATGGGCGGTCCTGATCGGCTTAAACGCAAACTAACATCCTTCTCGCACTGTTATGACGATATTCCAAATGCCCACGCTCCCGCGTACAGTGAGGAAATGCTTGATTATTTAGATAACTACAAAGCTCAAGCGGGCGGTACGGATCCACTCGGCCGTAAAGATCATCTGCTTACCTCGTATCCGCACGATCTTTTACCGCCAGAATTGTTTAAACTGGAACGAGTGAAGGAGTACCTTCTTCCGGACTCCTGATAACGTCGTATTCGTAACATGCCTGCAGATCTTTTAAGTGTCCGAGGACGATTCAGTGAAATTCTGGAGGCAGCTCGGACTCAGGATCGCTCGAAGCAGTCCGCCACCATGGTGGTGCTTAGCCATCTGCAGCAGATGACCCTTCTTATGATAAAGAAGGGTCTGTTTTTTTATTGTGAGCAAGATACTTATAAAGCACGCAGTAAATTTCTAGATGATTTAATAAAGTTAAATAAACTAGATATTCGATTCCCTTCGATTTTACGAAATTTTCTTATTGACGGTTCGGGGCTTTTTTATTTTCGTCCGGACCCAAAATTAAAGTACCAAATTTATTTCTTTAACAAAAATCAGTACCGTGTTTATCACGACATTAATGGCGAAATCGAAGAGGTCGTTATTTTATATTCTTACAAAGTTAAGAACGGAAATTTAGGTTTACCTTCAAACACTTACGGGCAAAACAAAAGATACGTTCGTATTTCAATTACTGCCGAAACAATCACAGAGTATGAGGCAGACACAGAACTAAGTTTTGACTTAGAACCTGGTTCTGTTATTACTCCTCGGAATAGCCGGCCAAACACGCTTGGTTTTATTCCCGCCGTGGAGGTTCTAAACAAACCGAACGCCAGTGGGACCGAAGGCGAAGGTGAATTTGAACCGTTCATGCAGCAAATTGTTCTGCATGATCAAATGATGCAAAATATCTCCAAAAATATCGAGTTCTTTGGTAATCCCACGCTTATCAGTTCTCGGCCTCGGAGTGATCTGGTCGAAGCAAGTGATTCTGATCGTAATTTCCGTCCCACGATTAGTAGTCAAAGCGGTTTCGCAGGTTTAGATTCGCCTTCCACGCGGGTTTCGGATCCGTTTGGATCTCAGTCAGGTCTCGGGGGACTTCGAGTTCCTCGGATTATCGCCAACGTCGAACCGTCAGATCGGGTTGGTTATATGACGCCCGACCCCGTGAACGGGGATATGAACCGATATTCTCTTTTACTTCGTGAAGAAATTCGAACTGCACTCGGCGGCGTTGATGAAATATCAATTAGCGCAGGCGCCACTGCGACTGAAATTAAAGGTCTCATGGGCCGCGCTCAAGCAACTGCTCTTCGTAAAAATAAGAGCTTTTTGACTTACGGTTTTTGTCGTCTGCTTGAGATGATTATTTACCATCAAGAGCAGGTTTTCCGCGAAAGTTTTATTTCGGTTATGGGTCTTGCTCCGCCTAAGGAGCCTAAAGAAGAGACTGCCGAAGCAATTGAACGCTATCAAAAACGTCTCGTTAAATACGATAACGACGTAGATGTGGCGATTCAAACTGCACTTTCGGAGAACAAAGTTCCTGGAGGTGTTTTCGGGCTACCGCCGGATGGAGAACGAGAGGTTACGTATCGATTCCAGGGCGATGTTTACGAAGACACGGCTTACGACATCAACCAAAAGTCAATCGTTGTCAGAAACTTGCAGGAGTTAGGTGTTGACAGCGTGGAAGCTCTACGTTATTTGTTCCCCGACAAAAGCGATTTAGAGCGTTCTGAAATGCTGAAAGGATTTCCTTTCAGAATGATTCAACAAACGCAAGCCGCACTACAAAATTTCCTGCTAACATTAAATCAGCTGATGCAGTCGCCGCATCCTCTTGCGCCGACCCAGCCCCTAGCGGCAGATCCGAGGTTAAATATAACGCCTCTCCTCTACCGCACATTCGATCACCTCGCGCAAGAATTAACTTACTCGGGCAGCTATGAGCCAAGCGATCCCAGCTTCGACCCCGAGCCCGGTATCCCCGGCAGTAGCGGCGCCCCAGGCGGCCTTCTCCCAGGATATGGGCTCAACCGCGTACCCACAATGGGTGGCGCAAACCCCTACCCCGGCGGTAGCTTCGGCAACTACAGCCCAAGCGCCGTCGCCGGCACAACTGGCTACGGCCCCTTCTATCAACAGCCAGTCCAACCAGTTTCCGTCAGCCTCCTCCCCGAACAACCCGTGGGAAGCAGCGCTGGGCAGCCTGGACCGGATCGTTTCCCGGCTCTCCCCGTCCCCCAGCCAGACAGCATCGTTAGCGCAGCCCCAGGCGGCAACGCTGGATATTCAACAGAGCAATCTGGCTTCACAGGTCCAACAGCCCTGGGCTTACCAACCCCCTACGGTTCAGCCGACCTTATCCAACAACGTTTATACGACCCCAATTTCCTCGCCGACTTCTACGGCGCAGGAGCCGCAGTTAAGTCAAGCAAGCGCCGCCGTCGTTAATCACTTCGGCCTCGAAGCCCCTGCAATCCTCAATCAGTACTCCACCACTTTGGAGGATGCACTGATTCAGCAGCATCAGACTCTGGAGCAAATTGCCTCACGTGGCATGGCTATGGAGCAGATTCTGACCGATCCTGATCATCTGGCTGATTACACTAATCGGTTCTTCACCGAGGTGTACCCCACTGATCTTCGTACTGACGAGCAGATTGCTGCCGATGAAGCTCGCGCTGCTCTTCAGCAACAGGCTTATCAACCCAACTATGATCAGGTTCCTGCTGTTCCTGCAGCCGCAACTGGGGGCCAACCTGCACAAGATCCCAACATGCAGTGGGAACAGTTTGGGCAGGTGATGAACCAATCTCCTGATCAAGCCTGGCGTTACCTTAACAACATGTCTCCCGATGCTCTTCGGGCCAAGCTGTTGTTCCTGGATCAAGCTTGAGTTAAATTTAGTTCGACGGCTACCAGCCGTCCGCAAGGTGGACGAATTATTTACCCCCGTCTGGATAACGGGGGTTTTTTATTGGATAAACTGTTAAAAAGCATTTATCAAGATGCCTTTTAAGTCGCAAGCTCAAAGACGAAAATTTTACGCTATGCAGGAACGAGGCGAGATTTCGAAAGGCAAAGTTGAGGAGTACGAACGCAAAACGAAAGGCGACTTGCCTGAGCGCGTAAATAAACGCAAAGAAGCAAAGAAAAAAGCTGTAAACTACAAAAAGAGTACAGGTAAGTAATCGATGCCTAACCCCCTTGGTCGCCGCCGTGGCGGAGAAAAAACCGAAGTCGAGCAGCTTAAAAAAGAACTCGAAGAGCTTAAAGCTAATTATGCCCGAGACATTAGTTTGATCGGCAGTGACATCCGTGCTCTTGACAATCGTATTCCTGCTGCTGGTTCAGCTGACGATATTCCCGCCGTCTAGAATTAAGGCAGCTCTGGCTGCTTTAAATGTATATACCGTTTAGAAACTATAAGTACGATTCAGGGCCGCACCGTGTGCAAAGTGGCCCTTCGTACGAAGGCTACGTCGTTGTTAGTTCTGGTATTCAAGACACCGGAGCTGATATAGGCAAAATTGTAGACGGCTCGCCTAACTACAGCGGAGGGTATTCGACCGCGTGGAGACAAGTTCCCACGGCTGTTTCTGGGTACTGGAACGATTACGAAAACATAAATTATGCGCCTAGCGGCGTGCTTAGTTCGTACGAAGGGTATCGCCCGGTCACTGTAGAAACAATTGCCGGACGAAAAGTTCAGACTTTTACAGGACCAGATTACGGAGTTCGTGATGCTGGAAAATACACATATTTCAATGGTTCTGCGCCGGATTCTCAGGCATATGACCCATACAACATACCGACAGGTAACACCGGGCAACAAGGTCTAACGGGTGGCGGCGTCACTCACGGGCGGTACGAAGGGAGTATCTTGACTAACTCTCTTGGTTCTCTAGGTTCGGCTAATAGATCAGAATGGGTTTATAATCCTCCGGTATATTGTAAAACTTACACACAGACTATTCGTACAGAAGAACCGGGTTTAATGTCCGTTCCCTTTAGGTTTATGTATCGGGGAGGCGCAGCTAGATACGTATCTAACTACGGTTCTGTTTACTACCAATTGCCAGAAAGCGTACGTAATATGTATCGGAAATTAGGTTAACGCTAAAAACGAGACACTTTTATGTGTCTTTACCCTTTTTATCTATTAAACTTATTTTGTAGTTTCTGGAGCTATCGACAGTGTTTGTCGATAATGATTTCCCGAAGCTTCTCGGCGCCGAGCTTTACCGTCCGCACCCTGCGTACGTTGTAGAGATGGCCGCAGAACCTGTAGTCGTACATGACTTCAGTAAGCAGCCAGGCCAGACTGTACAGTTAGACCGCTACAGGTTCTGGGGCAATCCGGGAAGCAAAGAGTCACGTGAGCGTACTGCAGAGCAGACCATTGGTACTGCAAACAGCCGCAATATCGTGAAGGACAAAGTGCTGGTTACTCTTAAGGAGTACACCGGCCCTGCGGATCCGGGCGACCCCACTTCGCCGAGCACTTTTAAGATTGCTCGCGAAACCCTCATCACCGCGCAGCGTCTTCTGCTGGACACCGGCAACCTGACTGCCTTCCACCAGTCCATCGGTTCACTGACCCTGCTCGACGACTACCGTCGTTGGCGTGACCGGGTGTTCATCAACGAACTCCTGAAAGCAGTTTCTAAAGGTCAGTCTTCTGACACCCAAGGTGGTTACTACTACCCTGGCGACCTCGCTGTTGGTTCTTTGACCTACAGCAACGCCGAACAAGCTAAGTTCGACGTTAAGGACGACCTGCTCCGCGTGGTTAAGTCCATGCGTAAGCGCAACGTCCCCACTTATCAGGACGGTTTCTATCGCTGTGTTTGCGATCCTACCTTCCTGATGCACCTGCGTCAGAACAGCGACTTCCGTGAAGTGGCTCGTTATCCTGGCAACGGTCAGATCAACCCCCTCATGTCCGGTATGCAGCCCAACGCTGCTATCTACATGGGCCAGGGCTTCGGCCAAGCCAGCTTCGTGGCTGGTGAGCCGATCATGCCCACCGGTTTCGTATTCGAAGGCGTTCGTTTCTTCGAATCGACCAACATGCCTTCTCAAAGCCAAAGTGCCACCATCGGTGGTACCGCCGCTACTTATGAGAGCGCAATCGGTATGTTCTTCGGTCCCCAAAGCGTTGGCGTCGGTATCGGCGGCAATAACGCTCAGGTGCTGTTGAACAACAATGACGATTTCAGCCGTTTTATCATGATGATTTGGAGCCTGTACGCAGGTTTCGAACTTCTGAACGCTGACTTCGCCACCGTGGCTTACTCCTTTAACGCTTGAGGAGGTAACTAACGATGGCAATCAACCCTAACCAGCTCCAAGTTGCCAAGATTTATCCTGGTAACTACACCAATGTTCTTCGTTACTGGCACGAAGAGAAGTCCGTTGTTTATAACAACGAAAACGGAACCTCCGAAACCCTGACCGGTCAACCGGTTGGCGGTCCTGTCGGTGTGGTGTTCCGTCCCGGCTGGATTGCTCAGCAGGCAATCGGTTACGTCGACCTGTCTTATCAGGCCAACGGTTCCGTTAACCAGCTTGAGTACTACACTCAGCCTTACGGCTCTGGTCTGAATGGCTCTAACCAAGCCTTCAGTAGCGCCAATGTGGTTATTCCTTCCCCGGATTACCACAAGGATGTCCGTGCTGACATCGCCGACGGTATCAAAGTACCTGCTGGTGCTTATGTGTATCGTGCTTCCCTGCGTGTTGATGGCGGCGACGTGATCAGCAGCGGCGTGGGCGGCGGCAGCGCTACCCCCCAGCTCAGCTTGGTTCCTGCAGTGAGCCAAGGTCTGCGTAGCGACGGCACCGTGGTGTCCGGTCAGTTCGGCGTGTCCGTGATTGGCGCTAGCAGCCGCATTGAGAACGGCAGCAACGCTTCGGTGAACATCATCAACTCCAGCAGCTTGTCTGCTCTGGGTTCTGAGACCACCTGGAAGCTGTTCGCTACTACCAATCTTGGTGGTGTTGTTGCTTCCGGCCTGGCTCTGGCCTCGGGTACTTTTGACCCCCGTGCCGGTGTGGGCAGCCTGAAAGGTAAGGACAAAGCACTCGCCGTGTGCGAAGTGTGCTGGATCGTGCCTGACGCTGCTCCCAAGCGCGACGACCTGGCTCTTCAGCCTGGCGGCGTGGTGGAATCCACCATTTATACAAGTACCACCCCGCAGTAATTTCTCTGCGCATTATTAGATCCCCTCCACATGGAGGGGTTTTTTATTGTCTTAGCGCATTCGCATCATGCCTGACGTAGGCAACGGAACTTCGATACCACGTAAGCGGTCCCGTGCTTCTTGCATAAGTCGTTGTTTTTCAGCGTCGATTTTACCCTCAACAATCTGCTCAACCATTTGTTCTGTATACATGCTGGGATTAATCGTACGAGCCCGCGCATTTAAATTTTGAATTATTTCGTTTTTGCTAAGCCCTTCTTGCCCCAGCGCTTTCAAAATTGACGGATCTGTAGCTAGTTGTGTTAGTTGCGGTATTGTTTCGGCTCCGCCAAGAACCAAAGATGTAGCAACTTCTGCCGCTGTGTTTAATCCGGCTGTTTTTTCTTTTTTTGGGGATTGTTTTTCCGACATCATGAGCTCTAAAGGTAGTCCTATTCCCACGTCAGGAGCTACCGCATATATTGCTCTCAGAGCTTTACCTACGCCAGGAGCTTGATTTGCAAATCTAAGTAAGCTAAGAGGGTTAGGCATGGTCCGTTATCTTTTTTATATTCTAACTTTGTCCTATACTGCGCGAAAGTCGTATCTCTATGATGACTGCCACTGTTCCCCAAGACGTCACTTATACCCCTAGCGGCGTCAAAGTAGATATTCTGAGTACTCATGACGAGGGTGAGTACTTTATGGTGAAGTCTAAAACTACAGGAAAAGTCTTTTTTGCGCATAAAAACCAGATCGAGCAAAAAGAACAAGATACAGTTGCAGAAAACGGAGCAAAACCCGTTAAGTCCCGGCGTGGCCGACAGATTGTTAAACCGCAGGTTCCTGCGCCGAATCGGTTCAACTTGAATGCAGCAACACCCGAGCTACTGACTCAAATCCTCCCCGGCGTGGGCCTTAAGACCGCCAACGAGATCATTGAGCTCCGCATGTCCCTGCCCGGCGAGCGTTTTACAAAACTGGAACAGCTTCGTCAGATTAAACACATTAATTGGGATGAAATTCTTAGCGATTCAATCTACGTTGAATGATCTTTGTCCTAGATAAATAAAGAGTACAATAGGTGTACTGTAGGCGTCGGTAGTTGTGGCCCAGTTCACACAACAAGAGCTAGAGCAGCTACAAGGCTATCTGGCTCAACAGGGTGTTGTATTTCAACCTGATACTACTGACGCCACTAAAAGAGAAGTAGTTTACGCTGCTGTTAATCAGTTAACTAGAAATAGCGCCCAGGTATTTGGTTACAGACTTGATGATTTTAATTTTAGTCGTGTAACTTATCACCTAGGTTATAATATCGCTACAGTGCCAGCTGGCGATTACGCCAGGTTACTGGAAGCTTGTAACAGTATCCCAAGTGAGTTTTATTACGATAAAATTATTCAGACTATTGAGCGTTGTGAGGAAGCTGAGCGTCTTACCGAATTAGCGGCTGGTCGAGCTACAAACCGTCAGGAAACCATCCTCGGCGATGTCAACCGCTCTATCAACATTCAAGATAAGACTGAAGTCGCTAAAGTCTGGCGGCAAAACTACCTATATGAAACAGGTCGTCTTGCTGAAATGCTCTACGTAGCTAACTACAAAGACCCCGTGGCATCGCGCTATCGTTTCGAACGAAGTGGCGCGGAGTTTGTTCAAGCTATTCCTGGTCCACCTGATGTATCTCGTGCTGACCGTCTGTATTTCTACGCAGATTGGCGCTAATATAAACTCAGGCTAGGTCTCTAGGATGTCGTACTCTTCATATCAGAAGGCTATCCGAGCGCTTGTTGAAGGCGGTCTTCGGATGCTGAATAATGCTATTCCGGAGGCGCCAACTCCCCGGCAAATTAAACAAACTATTAAGCCCAGCCAACCCTCTACGCCTTCTGCCCCAGCTACTACTGCGGTTCAAGGGAGGTTAAACATACCTCCTAACCCGGAAACTGGGCGTTTTCAAAGACAACTTCCTGTTCCTCGTGAAGTTCCCGTCGAACAAATTCCTCGTCGCGCAGGATATCCCCAAGCTGATGTTCCCCGTGAAACTCTTCCGGCTCGTGTGCCTGGTGTTGACCCCGGACAACGTTCTCTGCCTGTAGCTCAAGATATACCCGCAAGTACAACTGTTCGCCCTTACGCGATTCCTAGCTCACCGCAGGCACCCGAGCCTGCGTTTGCCTACGGTAAAGAACTGAGGCGTCGTGATCCCGAGGGTTACGGTCGGATTCGTTCAATTGTTGAGACCACCGCCGCTGAGCGTGGCGTCGATGCCGACGCAGTAATGGAGGCTCTTCTGAGCACAGAAGGGTTTGACTCTCCCCTAATTCGTCAGTTAGAAGAAGCGCCTATGCAATTCATGGGTCGCGGCGGCGAGATGGTTCGTTCCCCCGGCGGCGGCATGACACCTCCTGCCGGCAGAGCTTCTACCGCAGGAGCAACTCCGGAAGGTGCTTTGACTCGCGGAACTACCGGCGCCGTGCAATCGCCCGTAAACCCTGTCAGTGTTTATGAAGTTTCACAAACTCAACGGGTACTTCCCGAAGGAGATTCTTTTCGATTGATGTCTGATGCGCTTGGAGGGGTCAATATGGTTGATCTCCGCCAAGCTATGGCGACTCCTGAATTTTTCCGTAATGTTGGTCCGGCGTTAGAGCGACTTGCAACTGGACCTGCTGCTACCGCTGCGGCTGAAGGCGGTGCCGCTGCTGCACGTCGCATTCCTTTATCCCCCGTAGTAGGCGCTGGAATGCTTGGCGGTCTGGGCCTCGGTGCTTATTTGGCCGGCCAACAAGGAGGCCAACAACAAGCAGTTGAAGCTATGGGCCAGACAATGTTAGGTGCTCCCACAGCGACTATTGAAGCCGGTGCTAATCTTCCCGCCGTAACTGGAACTCCTGAGGCATCCGCTCCGGCTCAACCTATTGCCGGTTCAACCAACGCTATCCCCGGCACGGTTAACCCAAGCAGCACAACCCCTGCCGCTCCTTCGGCAGCGCCCGTCATGCGTGCTCCGCTCGGAGGTCGGGCTCCAACAACCAGCGTGGCCAGTGCAATGGGCGGCGGCTCTGTTCCCCAGTTTATGGATTCCGGAGATTCCGATTACAGCCAAGCGGTTCAAAACGCAGCCCAAGGTTTACGTCAAGATGCTTCTCAGTACCAAAATATTGGTGATCTTTACCGTGTTCAGGCGGCTTACGCAAATGCTCCTGGACGCCCGGAGCAGATCATCGGCGCTCTTAAAGGAATGGGCGCACCTTCTGCTGTCGGTATTGAAAATGAAGGCAGTTTAGAGCAATGGGCAAAAGCGCATCCTGAACTCGCTTATCAGCTGCAACTTCGGATGCAGCGCCGTGCCCCTAACCAGCAAATGCCTGTAGCCCAAGGAGCTCAGGTCGGCACCACGATCGGAACAAACTTCCAGAACAATGCCATGGGCCAATCGCGTGCCGCCGCAGAAAATGCGGTGATGGGTACTCAAGGCGCTGCTGACATGGCGGATGCGCTGCGCCCCCAATCCTACGCCACGCTGCAGGCGCCCCGTAGCGCTATGTACGCAGGGTACTAATTCTCCATTGAGTCTCCCCGCACAAGCAACCTTGAGTCATGTCCAACTCCTCTTTTCTTACGGCCGCTAATTTAGGCGGGCCTTATTTTCAGGAGTACGTCGGGGGATTTACTCCCGATATCGATACTTCGTTTGGTATTGATCAACTAGGGGCAGCTTTCGAAGGACCTTCTTCTGTTGCTATGGGTACCAGCCCTGCCAAACCCGGTTTTGGTAATTCTTTTGCTGATGCTTTGATTGGCGGGACGGCCCTTATTGAAGGTGTCGGTAATTTAATTCGCGGTATTCGCGGCATGGATCCTGTTCCTGGCATGGCCGGATCTAGGATGCAACAGTACGCTGCCCAACAACGAGACGAAGATCGTCTTAATAAATTACTGGCTGCGATTGGCAAACCTAAAGACGATTCGTCTTCGGTACTCGCATCAGCCTTACTTCAGCCGTCTCTTAAAACCGACAACCCTTTAAGGGGTTTAGGTTGAGTAAATTCGCCCTGCACACACAATGGCTTCTACTAGCACCAACAAGCAGCCTTGCCTTGTAGATCGTCCTTTTTTAAGGGGCGCACGGATTACCGGTTCGACTACTACTTGTGATCCAACGAATCCTTCGTTGGGTGACTTGATTCAGTTAGTCCGCGTGGGCGATCTTCCTTCTGAAGACGGAGCGTTGGTCGAAGATATCACGATTATCAGCAACGAAGATTATCCGGACAACAGCGGCGTACGTACTGCTGATATTGGCATTTACGTTTATATGCCCAATCAATCTGCGCCTTCTACTTCCGCAGCTTTGATGGTCGGTCGCTTTGAAGTTGGTCTTAGCGGCTCTACGTTTGGGTACCCCCTAGGTATTCAACTTCCTGCTGTGATGGCTCCTGTGCCTCGCACCGGTGATACCAACCTTATTGCCCCTGTTCAGTTAGGTAAGAACGAAGGTCTTTATCTAGAAAAGGGCTACATTCTCTGCGCCGGTTATATCGGCATTGGCCCTGCGGGTGCTTCCGGCGTGGCCGCTTCTGGTGGTCTTAGCGCCTCCGGTATTACTATTCTTGCTCAAGGCGGATTCTATTGATCTGTTATGTCTCGCCGGAAAGGATCGGATAATTTTGGGTTTCGTCAATTTAACGCGAACTCGGGAATTCAATCCGTTCCAGATATTTCCGGCGCAGAAAAACCGTCTGAACTGAATCGTCCGCAGTCTTTCCATCGGCGGTTTCGACCGGCTGTAGGCACTAAAGATTTCAGCGTACTAAGCGACTATAACTACGCTTCTCTTTGGAGTCGTTGGCGTAGAGGGTATGAGCTTGCGATGTATTCACAACAAGCTTACGACGGTCTTACTTACAGTTTTAAATATTTTGTTTCAGGAGATCCGGGTTTAGGTATTTACCTTCCCGGCATAGCTTTTATGTATCCGACTACTCGATCGGATATGAAAATGTGGATGGTTGGAGTCCGACCACGTGATTCTTTTAACTTCAGAGACTTTGGATATTCCGTCAGCTCGGTAAGCGATTATGACGAAGATACATACGCTGTTATTTTGAGCGCTAACTTTGGCGCTCCCATATCGTTTTTTACTGGAGAAGTTTTATCCAATCGTTTTGATTCTTCTGGGACGGAAAAACAGTTCGGATTTAATAATTACACGGTAACCGCCGTGGGAGTCAACGGAACTCCTTTAACTCCGTCATATGCACCTATTTTCAATACTTTATTTTTATCAAAAGCTCAGGATAAAAGCTGGAGCGTCGTAGATGCTAATACTCTGGCAGTTCCTGCGACAGGTCCTCCCAACGTTGGAGAATTTATGACCACGGAAATGCGTGCTCAGTGCACGTGCCCAGACTTTCTAGGTCGTGAAGGGTTCGATCTTTACAGCACGTCGCTAAAACGTCGGTATCCTTATACCGGTGTTTTTAACATGGTGCCTGGACAATATGACGCAGGTCCCGATCAAACTCCTCGTGTCTCTCCGAGCATAGATAATCCGGGTTATGCGCGTGATTTTGGCTTTATTTACCTAAACGAAATTTATAACATACCTAACTACACTCAACAAGTTTATTCTGATCCTAATTTGTTTTATTACCAACCTCGTTGGTGTAAACACATATACGCCGCTATGTGGGATCTAGAAAAACGTTTTAATCAAAATGACATGGCGTCGCCCTGGTTGCCGCAACCTAACGACGAACCCATGAACGAATGGTATAGAGAAAAGTTCGAAGTAGATCTTAAAAAGCAATTTTCTTTCTATAAACGCGAACGCGATCTCGTGTGGTGGCAGCGTTATTCTCCGACACAGAATGACATGCCTAGGCACATGATGTACCCTGATATGTACAACATGATGTCTAAGACTTTAAACGCAGGAAGTTTAGATAGTTTTGCGACTTTACAGGCTCAAAATTTTGAGATGTCCACCGTGGCGGAGTTTGATCCTTTTGCTCCGGTCGACTACGCTAATTTAAACTCTTATGATGGCGGCACTTATGCTAATGGCGATCCCGTAGTTACCCCGACTAATACTCTGGACGGCGGTACTTATGCTAACGGCGATCTAGTGCCCGCGCCGGCAACACCAATTAACGGAGGAGTTTACAGCTAATGACATCAACACCGGTTAATCTTTTAAGCCTACGTTCTAATTTAAATTCGGATCGTCCGAAGCCAGCAACACTTCAGTTAGGTCAATCTGCTGTTAATTACGGTGCTTCGGATCCAGGTGTCTATATAGAAGACTCAGGAGGATCGATTCGAAAAATTGGTCCAAATCATTACGGTGCCGCAGCTCCAAACTCGACACCGGCTGGTCAAACAGGAAATTCCGTGGGCGAGACGTGGGTAGACAGCAGTGCCGTTACTTATTATTTAAAAGTTTGGACGGGCTCTACTTGGCAAATTATTGGCTCTGCCTTTGCGGATACAGCTACTACTGCTAATACTGCTAATACCGCAACGTTTGCTTCATCCGCTGCGTCTGCAGTTATTGCCTCTGGAAGCTTAGTTGCTAATTCTTCATTAATTGCTTCGGGGTGTGTTGAAGCTTCAGGCGTGCCTATAACAACAGGTTTGCCAGCCAGTTCGCCGGAAGGAACTGTGATGTATCAAGCAGCTGCGCCTTCCGGTTTATATATTTATGTTGGCGGTCAATGGGTGCAGGTTTAACCCCGAAGTGTGCTTTTAATGAACCACGCCGATTTAAAAGAATCTCTAACTAAATCCGCTGCGTAGTTTTCGACGTCAGGAGCTTGTACTTTCCGTGCCGTGTCTACCAACTCTTTTGATTTCATACCAAAGTCTTCTAAATTAGTTAAATAAGTTATGAGCATTTCACGAGTTTCATAAGATTTGCAAGGTTTAAAACCTTTATATGCGCCTAGCAAACCTTTTTGACACATAGGCATAAGTGTGTCCATTGTGCGGACAAACTCAGCCAAACTATCAAAATGATCTATATGCAGTTCATATTCTTTAGTTAGGAATTTATGAAGGGGGAGAAAAAGAGGCCCCTCTACGTTTAAGTGTATTAGGTGGGCTTGGACGTACAACTGATGAGAATACGAAGCCAGAGCCACCAAATTCAAAAGTAAATCTTGAAGTTGGGGCTCCGGTTCGACCGAGACTACGCGCTCTTCGATCTCCGTGGGCATGAGCTCGGAAGCCGGAGTCGAAGCAAAAGTCTCGGTATAGGTCATGATTAAACGTCAGCGAAGGCTACAGAGCCCTCTTCAGCATCGTTATCTACTGTAGCGGAAGAATCAGCACCGTTCAGATACTTCTGAAGAGCGTCCTTGTTGATGCGGTACAGGGATTTAGCACCAGAAGGCTGGAGATTTACATAAATGTCCTTTGGCCAACCGCCGGCGTTATTAGATTCGGTCAGTGCGATGCGCTTGCGCACGAAGCCGCTAGAGCAGTTTAAAAATTCTGCGGTCTCCGCGATCGTCAGGAGGGTCTTGCCTTCAAACATCTGCCGTGTGAATAAGGATGGCTCAGTAATAATAACGAGGTTCTTGCGCTTTGTAAAGGTCGAAAGACGGCTCTGGCACAGCTTTTATATTGTTTACAGAAAGCATGTAGTTATTTGATACGTACATTAATTATTTGGTGTAAGATAGGCAGAGAGTGGGTTTTGCCCGTGGCAACCTCAAACTTTGACGGAGACATGAGAAATCTTCAGTGCGGCTTGACGCTAGAAGATGAATTTGTGCTGACTCGCATCCGAGCTAAAGCTAAATCTATAAATAATAGAACTGACAGAGATCAATATTTTTGGATGACTATTTTAAAGTTAATGTGTAAAGAGAGAGCGTATAAAACAGTTATGCAACAAATAGGAGTTTCAGTAGAAACAAATGTTCTCATGTTCGAAGAATCCGAAGATTCGGTAGAATGATGAATAAATAGCAAGCAGATGTCGTTAGACAGCCCACTGACGCGTCAATGGTTGGATCTGATTGCGTACGCTGAGGGCACAGACAGCTCTCGTCGTGGCGGTGGTTATGACGTCATGTTCGGAGGAGGTCGTTTTCAAGATTTTTCAAAGCACCCTGATCTTGTTGTAAGAACTAAAGGTTTTCCTAAAGGTAGTGCTGCCGCCGGACGTTATCAATTTATGCCCGGTACGTATGCCGGTGCTCAGAAAGCGCTCGGGTTACAAAGTTTTAGTCCGCAGGAACAAGATCTTGCAGCTATTTATTTAATGAAGCAGCGTGGAGTAGACCCCGCAAGAGATCCTATTACTCCCCAAACGATCGCTAAGCTCGCGCCAGAATGGGCTAGTCTTCCCACGTTGCAAGGGAAAAGCTTTTACAACCAACCGGTTAAGTCTTTAAGTGAACTACAAGGGTTTCTTCAAAAACCAAGCGGAGGCGTTTCTTATGACCCTGGTCAGACGGCAAACGCTCCCTCTATAAATTTACCTAGATATGATTTTCAAGGTGCTTTAAAAAATATTGTCACTCAGTACGCTTTATCAGGAGCTGCGCAGCCGACTTCGGGAGATACTCAAAAAGCACAAGTTTATTTACAAGCTGCCGAGGCAATTAAGGCAGACCCTGATAAATACGGAGAAGAGGGGCAGGCTTTAGCTGAACAGTATAAGTACAGAGCTAACGAGGCGATGTTTTTAGGGGGGTCTCCTGGCGGTAACGACCCTTCTAAGTTAATTATGGATATTCTGGGAGCTAAAATAAATCAAAAAGCGTTTAATACAAGTCAAGCTAATCAAGAAAACTTAATTAACTCTCAACTCGCTTCTTCTGCGCCTTCTACTCCTTCACCTGTTACTTCTTCTGCTTTAGAAGTACCTACTTCAGTTGTTTACGAACAACCTAGTGGACAACCTGGAGTTGACCTTTATTTCCCCAGTAAACGTTTTCCCGCAGTTTTAGGCGGCGTGGTCAAGGATGTCAGCAGAGAAGGAGGCTATGGAAATTATGTTGTTATAGAATCATTAGATCCATTAACTAACAAAAAAGTCGACGTGCTTTATGGGCACTTGGCGGATAATAGTGTTCAAGTTCGACCAGGACAACAGGTTGCGCCTGGTCAAATTATTGGTCAACAAGGCGGCACAGGAAATGTCCGTTCCGCTGATGGAACTATCGCAAGCGTTGATTTCTTGGCTCCCCGAGGTCCGGGTAGTCGCGACATGACTCCATATAGTAATTTTGATCGACTACGTCGACAGGTTGTCGCTGATTTTCAAGGTGGGGGTAAACGCTGACAAGAAACGTTTCAATCTGCCTTGTTTAATTAGGTATACTTGAGTAAGGGTTTTTAAGACTATGGGCGCTAATCCTCAACAGGCTCAACTACAGGCTCAACAACAGGCTCAAGAAAATCAGTTAGAAGCGGCTCGGGAGTCGGTAGCCCAGGCTGTTAAGAAAGGGGAACAACTATCTAAACAGCTTAGACAGCGTGCCGGTAAATATCGTGATCGGGCGGACAAGACTCAAGGACAGATGCTTGGTTTCTTAGGTGACGATAACGATCCTTCTTCTTACTACAGTCGTATTCAAAACGAATTTGGTCCTTTTATGACCGGCGAACAATCGCGGTGGCAGACCCAGCTAAACGAAGGCGACTTTCCAGTTTTAGGCAGTCCTTCGCACCAACGTTTTGAAAATACCTTAGTAAATAGTGCGAATATGTACGATCAGTACATCAAACGAGGTTTAGATGAAATTCAGCCTCGTTTTGCCGCTATTTCTAAGGATCCCGCTTTTAATCTTCAATACGATCAACGAGCTATGGATTTAGCTCAAGGCAATATCAACCAAGATCAAGTCAAGCGTCTGACTACTTGGAATGTCTGAACAAATCCCGGTAGGGAAACATGAGCGAAAAGTAGCTTTTCATACGCAAGCTCCTTTTGCTAAGCACGATTACCGTTACCGCCAGCGTGCCGACATTAGAATGGCCGGCACTGTTTGGAGTGAAAGTCCTCAAGAAAGAGGGCAACGGTTATCGCGAGAGTACTTACGGAAAAAAATGCGTGACAATCCAGTCGGCTTAGGGTTCGGCGAAAACGATAATTTTGGTCCCGATAACTCTTACGATACCAAACAGCCGATTAAATATACACACGCCCGAGAGTACTAAAAAGAGCACTAAACTCAAGTATTTTTCTGTCTGCTTTATGAGGAGACGGAAAATAATAAATAAAACCGTAAATTTTATTAGTGTTTATTTTATTGAATTCCTTATCGTCACTCCTTAGCTTTGGGTGTTCTTTCAAAATGCACATCGGCAAATCTAACCCTATTTTTTGAGCTGCGATTAGTGCTACATCAGTCGATGTCAGAAATAAAATTCCTTCCTCAAACTCTCCTAGGGTATATTTCCGCAGCATTTCTTCCATCCAAACTCTTTGAGCAGACTTGACGAATCTTTTCTTTTTTGTCCACAGGCTTCTGTCAGGAGGCTGTTCTATTCCAGTTAAAAGATCCCGTGGCGGGTAAAGATAAACACACTTAGCCTTCCAATCTTGTTTTAAACCCTGATTTTCCGGACAAAAATATCGATTGGCTTGGATAAATGTATTCGCGTTGTGACTACTTGCGGGGTCTAAGTCTATTTCACCATCGAAAAAAGTCGTAACCGTAGCTATGACATTTATCGGCGAAACAAAATCAATGGTGTTAATCGGCACTTTTTACTTGTTCATCAAGCACTTCGTCAATTTTATTTTTATTCAACACATGGATGCTCATGCCTTGCACGTCTAACATCACGACGATAGGATCGTCCTTCTCTTTCTCTATTACCTTAATCAACTTTTTAAAAAATTTAGCTAAGTCGTTATTCAGCATCTCTTCCGCCAAAGCCATATCGGTCTGAATATCCCTGACCGTCAGAAATTGAGATGCTTCGGCATTACTAGTATTGAAAAATAGCGCTCCCTCCCCTTTGTAAGTTTTAAATTCGTCGTGGAGCGTGACGATATCACCAATAATCATGCGGGCGACACCGGCCGCCATCCGTTTCTTTGTTTCGGATCCCGAAAAAAGGTTATATTTTAGACGTTGTGCGACTTGGCTGAGATTAGGCATCGGTATACCCCGTGAAGTTGTTCCAAGCATCCGCAAGCACTCTAGCGCTGTCGTAGAGATAGTTACTTGGGTTGCTTTCGTCCGGATCTAGCTTACAGTAATGTCTTTTTTCTACCAGTCCGGATTTCCCTCCCGAAATAATTCCTTGGTAGATAAGTTTGTCGACCTTGATTGCAGGCACTCCAAGTCTTTCGGCCAAAGCACGTTTGGTTACAAACGCCGTGGTTACACACCCGGATTTTGAGTTGGCCAAAATTTGAAGAGAAGTATCGATACTGCGCAGGATTTTGTTAAGTTCTGAAATGACGATTTGATTTTGTGCCATAGATTAGAAGGGGGCTGGGTCCGCACCGAGCGCTCGGCAGGGACCTTCACTTACCAGCACTCGGAAAGGGTGAAAACGAGCGCTACCCCCGACAGTAGCAGAAACGAACCCTTCTTGTCGTTACTGCTCGTTTTATTTTACAGAAGTTTCTCTAACTGAGCTATAAAGTCCTTGGGTTCTTCGATTAAGAGTTTGATAACGGAGTCTAGTTTTGAAAGATTTAAAGTTTCTTGGCGTTGGTTAGTCAGTAACCAGAATGTGTACGCGTTTAATAAGTACATGTGCGTCTGCTTAGCTCGTAACGCCTGAGTCTTCCATTTATCGTGGTCGAACGCACTCCCGTGGCGGGAGCTTCCTGTTTTAAGCTCTAGATCTCGGATTTCAATCTGAAGATCAATATCTTTGATTGTGTACTCTAAAGAGCTGATTTTAGCTTTACACTCCGCGTCTGAGCGCGGCTCATTGTTGTCTGTGTAAATCCAACTAGGAAGATTTTCAACGATGTACTCAGAGCGCCACAGAAAAGGTTTCTGTTGGGTGTCGGAAAAACTCATTCTAAGAGTGAGGTATCTATGAGGTCAGTAAAATGACCGTTTGTACAGTAATAAACATGATGCTCAAACTTTGTTTGACAAATTAAATTTAAATTTATCAAGCGTTTGAGCTGGCTAAGGGCGGCCACTTTGGACATACCTAAAGCTTCAGCTATTTCTGTAGCAGATAACGGCTGTTCGGATTTTAACACCTCAATCAAGTCGCGATAGCTTTTGATTGCAGAGGTTTGTTTCTTAGTGCGGAGATAGTCCTGACTGAAATACTTTGGCCGTGCCTCATCTCGATAAGTTCCTGAATCGCCCTGTTGGTCATTTTGCGCTTGGCCCATCGCAGAACGTCTAGGTGCATGTCGAAGCTTACCTTTTTAGCAGGACTGGTCGCAAGGTGCATGTGATAAGGATTCAAACAGTTCGCATCGCCGCATTTCATGAGGACTTTGTCCTTAGTTTCAAGATCGACACCAAAAAATCTGGCATATATAAAGCGGCGTGGACGCATCAAGGTTCCGTCGGTCGAATCGACAAGTCTTTTCGGCAACACAGAGGCGTACAAATGTTCTCCAGGATCGATGACGTATTTATGTTGAAGCATCCAAGCTTGGAATCGGTCTGACGCGGAACTCGACGCGGCGTTCTTGAGTTCGGCTGTGCAGACGGGGCAAGCAAAAGAGCTGGCTAGTTGGCAGCGGCGCTCGAAGTCTTTGGCCAACAAAGCCACGGGTGGCGTACGACGGCATTGACAGGCAGCAACTACCGTCTCACCGTGATGCTCGATGCTGAGGTAGTCAAGCTGTTCCGTGCTATCTGGCGGGTCGTCAGGTATCGACACTTGCTCGGCGTCCAGAAGGCCGAACATAAGTAGAAGCACCGAATTACACATGGCTTACAGGGCTCAACAACTTCAGTATAAGGCATAGCGCGTATGGACTGCCTAATAACAGATTTTATTCCTGATCGGGAACGTCTTAATTCTTATACGAGACCAATGAGACGAGTGCACAGCAAGGCTCTAGCGCACAGAGTGCTTTGGTTTGAGGGGTCTGTTTAAGGAGGTAAGTAAAAAGGATTTTATATTAAAGATCAACTTAACGGGTTTTGCTAGGCATATACGGCTTTAACTAAGCGTATTTAAGGTGTACTTTTAAAACTACCCATTAAAGCGCACTTTAAAGAGTGCCCTAATTGTTATAAAGTACCACTTACTTATTTAAATACATAACTAACTCCGTGTGAGTGCAATTCACGTTAAGCGGACAAAACCCTGAGGGGTTTTTTTAGGCATTGTTTTGCAGAAGCCCCGTGGCGATAACGTAACTTATAGGGTTGACAGATCAGCTTCTATAGGCTTTATACTTGGTGCAACTTAGTTCGGATTATGGACTGCACGCTTTCTGCCCGGAATAAGACTTCGGAATCACCTGATACCGAATTCTGGCAATTATGCCGTAAAAAGAGTTCTGAACTCGGTATACCCGCCTGGATGTTGGCTGAAGAAGGTTTCCGCCATGAGCAGCGAACGTTACGGAAGCCAAGTTCTCAGGATACAGAGACTTGACAAAACGCGCCGAGGAGCCTAGGCTTTGAGAGGTTTTTAAACGATCATGAAAATCAAATCAAAAGAAGACGTCAAAACGTACTGGGGTCAGTACGCCTCAAAAGAAGCTCGCCGGGAACGTTTTGAGCGTATTTACACCTTATATATACAAGAAGGTTATTCTCTCCAGCAAATTGCAGATCGATTTGCTATTTCCAAACAACGAGTACATCAAATTCTTTTAAAAGAGTCCAAAGAGCCCGAATTGCTCGCTGTTAAAAAACGGGCTGATATGGTAGAGCGTAACACTTGGCGCACAAAAGAAATTATTTACCAACTTGAACAAGGTCTTAGCTGCTCTAAGATAGCTAATTTATTAGGTATTTCAGTTAATGTTGTAAAAAGAGTAAGCTCACGGTACAACAAATCTAAAACAACCTCAAACTGTAACGGAGTTTCTGTGAGTTAGAATTAGTCGCAGGAGGCGGGTTAATTTTTGATGCCGGAGATTAATCAGCCGCCTTGTCCTACACACGGTGTACTTCCGCGTGCCCTTCACGAACATAGTTTTCGCGGTATCGTTGAAGTAGTCGAAGAACTCTTAGGGACGATTAGCGGCGTGGGCACAATCAGTTATTCTCACTGTCCTCAAGGTTACCCTTGGAACTTTGAAGGGGTTGTCCGCGCTCTAGAAGATTTAAACGTAAGTATAAGCGGCATTGCTCCTGGTGTTATAGGTGGCTCAGGCATCTACATCACCGAAAGTGGCGGCGTCTCTGTTGTTAATGCCGATTACGGAGTAATTACTTCAGGCGGTTTAAGTGCGGGCACTAATGTAGCCTTTACCTACGCACCAGGACAGACTGTAATTAATACGTCAGCAGTTCTCAGTGGTGCTGCCGTCGCTGTTAATGTTCAAGATACCGCACCTTTGGGTGTTGAAGGTACTCTTTGGTACGACACGAATCAAGGTCGCCTGTTTGTTTACGCTTCTGGGGATTGGCTACAAACTAACGCGGATGCGTTTGCGCTTAAAGGAGCGTACGCTCCCTCCGGCACCGGCCTTAACGCGCCCACTAGAGACGGCCTTCTTTGGTATAACACTCAAATCGGCACCCTGTTTATTTTCGATGCTGTTACCAGTGGCTGGTATGAGGCTGCCCCAGGAGACAAAGGCGCTTCGTACTCGACCGGCGCTCCGATTCCAGAGAAAGAAGGCGAGCTTTGGTACTCAGAAGGTGAATCGACTCTCAAGGTTTGGAACGGCAGTCAGTGGGTTTCGGTGTAAAATAAACAGGTTTCATAGCACTTCAAATGGCTAAGCCCAAAGGACAGTCTCTAATTGTTTCAAAACCTAAAAAAACGGCGCAGGGACAGGGACTTCATTCAAAACCCAATCACGGACGCAAAAAAACCAGAGGTCAAGGCAAGTAGACTTAGTTAAAATAGTCTTGGAAAGTGGCGTTAACCATCTTTAGGGCTGGGGAAAGTATCGACGTCGGCGATGTCGTCGCGGTTACTTCGGACAGCGTGGCCCGCAAAGCCGTTGTTGGTGACGCCACCCGTTTCAAAGCCGTTGGTGTTGCCCTGAGTTCTGGTTCGTTACACGCACCGGTTCAGGTTGTCGTCGACGGTGAAGTTCACACGTTTTCGGGTCTTACTCCCGGTGACTACTTATATCTAAGTAACTCGCCGGGAGGTTACTACACCAGCTATTACCCGATGGTTTCGGGCCTTAATGACACTCTTTACGGCTCTGCAAACATCGCTGCGTTTGCTAGAGCTACATCAACTTCAGGTGTTGTTTTACAACCCTCCACTTCAGTATTAGCTGATGTATCAACTCCCTACATTGTCACGGAAGACAGCCCTGTTGAAGGAATTTACACGATTCTCACTGAAGACGGCAGTATAATTGAGCAAGAGGGCTGAGCAACGTGGCTTCAGAAAAGATTTCTCAGTTTAATAGTCTTACAACCGTTGCTAGCGGCGACTATTTTCCTGTTGTAGACATATCAGAAGCGCTAGACGCTAATAAGAATAAGAGTGTACAAATTGGTGTACTTGACGATCGCTTTGTCAACGCTGACGGCGATACGATCACCGGCACCCTGATTGCCAGTGGCATTGTCGTTCCGAGCGGTGGTTCCCTCACCATCCTCGACGGCGCGTCTGTTACCGGTCTTCCTGATACCACCCAACTGATCAACAGGTCTATCCCTGAGATCAACCTCAATCTGATCAAAGGCGATACCTGGGACGGCTTTTACATGTATTTACAGGAGGCTGATGGCTCTCCTGCAGATCTTTCTAATTCTACTGTAGACTCTTACGCACGTACGTCGACTTACGACGTCATCACCGATCTCAACACCACCGTTGTCACTCCCGGCTCTGGTTATATTCGGGTCTGGGCCTCGTCTGCTCAGACTAATCTTCTCCCCACGACTTCTGGTCAGCAAATTTACTGGGATGTTCAGCGTACTCACGATGAACTGGCGGCTGGTGTCTCCGGATTCGTTAACAGCGCCTCTGGCACTCTGGCTGTTGTAACGACCACTTACCCTGGAGTCTCCCGCTACGACTCCGTGATCGTGAGCGGCGTGGCCGTCTCCGGCCTTCCCGACAACGTTTACGACGTTCTGTACCCGACGAATGCGAGCGGTCAGAACCAACTGAACTTGATTACGTCTTCGGTTCCCTACCAGTTTGCTATTCCGGAACTCTCAACTTCGGGTACAAATGTTGAAGCAACCGGGGTATATGCGACTGGCATCGCTCTTTATTCGCGTAGAATAGACACATTAGTCCGGGGCATCGTCTTCGTTACTCTCCCCTGACGGAAGGTTAAAAACATGGCTGACGTAAACGCAACGGTTATTACTATTGGTCGGTCGGCCCCGATTCCAAAGGGCCAACAGACGATGCAGGAAAGCCTGCCCGTTGTTGTTGCCAGCGACCAATCTGCTGTTCCCGTCAGCATCCAGAACCAGCAGATTTCGGAAGTCAGCCTGAGCCTGCTTGGTATCCCTCGTACCGAAACTGCTCTCGGTATCTTCTCTGACGTCACCACTTACGACGTCAACCCCAACGAATGGGAGAGCGAAGGCGGTGGCCTGACGACTCACCTTCCTAGTGAAAGCGCCGCCAAGATTTACCTACCCGCAGCTAGCGGCAGCACCACCCAGACTCTCAGCAGCAAGCGCTTCTTCCGCTACCAACCCGGTCGCGTCAGCTCAGCTACGTTTGGCGTCCGCTTTTCCGAGTCGACCGATGCGACCGACGTCAAGAAAGCGGGCGCTTTCGACAGTAAGGACGGTTACTACTGGGAAGTTCAAGGCGGCGCCCAAGATTTCACCGGGGATACTCGCACCAATAAGAACTTCAACTTCTACTGCGTTCGCCGTAGCAGCGCGTTCGAGACTGACGCAACTGGTATCCGCAACCCGGATGCTGGCGATGGCGATGTCGGTACTGCCGGCAGCGATCTGGTTATCGTTCGTGGCGGTCTTACTTATGTTCACGCTGCTCTTTACGATCGCAGTCTCCGGGACGCTACTAGCGGTGTCAACATTGGCAGTAATGCTTCGTCTGCCGGCACAACGACTGTTTCGTCGAGTTTCTTAACGGTCGCCAGCGGTAACCAGTACACCTACGAGTATCGTGTACCCCGGCGTTACTTCTCGGGGGATCGTCTCGATGCTCAAACTGCGACCCTCTTCTACTCTGATAGGACGCCTGGAAAGAGCAGCTTTACACTGCACGCTAGCGGTACTGCTAATACTCCTTTAGTTTCTTATATCGACGGTACTGCTGTTACCGACGACAACGGCAACCTTCAGACCGATACTTCTGTTTGGGACTTTGACTTCACCAAAGTCACCATGCTCAAGGTCGACTACTCCTGGTACGGGGCAGTCGGCGCTCGTTTCTTTGCCTACATTCCCGATTCCACCACTACAGGCAACGCCGCGTGGGTTCGGATTCATGACATTCGCACTTCGAACCAGCTCGTCAGCCCGAGTCTGTCGAACCCAACTCTGCCGATTACTTACGTCGCGCAGAAGTACAACAGCGCCAACGAATCTGCCATTTATAAGTACGGCGCTTCGTACTACATCGATGGCGGCGACACTGGCACCGTTGTTGCTCGCTCTCAGAGCAATGCCAATGATCGCGGCGTAAGCACAACTGGTGAGGCTCTGTTGGCCGTTCGCGTGAAGAACGAAGTCAACGGTGTTCGTAACCGGATGCAGGTTTATCCGACCCGCCTGGGTGTTGGTGCCGGCGCTCGCGGCACAATCAAGCTGGTCAAAAACCCCGTTTATGTGTCGGGTGTTGCGTCTTACACCAGCGCCGGTACGCTAAGCCCCGTCGAGTACGCCGACGTTCCTTCCGGCACCGTGCCTATCGTTAGCGGCGGCGTCACCGTGGCAACCTTCTTTGTCGGCCAAGGCGGTACAGATATCGATCTGTCGCCTTACTTCGCTTACAACAAGGATTACCTCTCGTATCCGTTAACTGCTGCATCTGGCGACGCTCTTTATGTGGTCGCCAACAGCGCAACGGGTACGATGGATGTGAGCAGCTCCCTCACCTGGGAGGAGCAAGTTTGAGCGGTAGTCCATGACGACTTTAAGTGGGTTTTATCAGCTTCCTGACGATGCCGCTCCTGCAGGTCTGACTCGCGTCGATTCAGACCTCATTAACTTTTTGGACGGTCGGCTACTTTATGCGTCCGGTACCGACACACCTGTAACCGCACCGCTTGACGACCTTGTGGTGTCGTCCGGCACTGCGTATCCGGTCGTTATTTCTAATACTGTCGATTCGACGATTCCGGCGCTGGATCGCACCGATAGTCAGTCTGAAGTTTCGTTCAGTCTGCTCGGTGTTCCCAAGGATGAGCGCCAGTTAGGTCTGTTCTCCGTTGTTAACAGCTACGGCGCCGACCCGCAGAACTGGCGTGGCAACTTCGGAGGCACTGCTGATTACACCTATTACTACGACCCGACGTCATACACATTTGACGGCGACTTTGGGTACTACGAGCGCGAAATCAAAAGTGAAAGTGCGCTGCAGGCTTACGTTTACCCCAAAGCCCGTAGTTTTAAGTATCCCTTTGATGACGGCACTGGTCGTTTCCCTGGTGATGAAACTGATGGTGTGATGACCCAGTATTGGGAAACCAAACGGGCCTTCCGATACCAACCGGGTCGTATTACGGGCGTCACATTAGGCGTTCGTATGTCGACGAACAGCCAGCACACGGGTGAAGTTATTACCTGGGGTGTTCGCAACTCTGTTGGCGACGGTTACTACTTCCAGCTTGAGCGCGGCACAGATCTTTACGTTGTCCGGCAGTCGGGTACGCTCGGCACGCTGAAAGTGCCTCGGGATTCCTGGAACGGCGACCCGATCACGATCGACAGTAACGCCGCGTGGAGTTTCGACCTACGTAAGGTCACCATGTTCGCCGTCCAATTTGGGTGGTACGGCGCTATCGGTGCTGAGTTTTACGCGTACGTCCCTAGCAACTACCGGGATGCTCGATGGGTGCGTTTGCACAGTATCACCGCTTCCAATGAGTATTCGCTCCCCAGCTTACGTTCACCTTTTATGAAGGTGTTTACACAAGCACGTACAACTGCAGGCACAACACAGCCAGCTTTCATCAATTTGTACGGCAGTAGCGTTTATATCGATGGCGGTGATGATGGCACGCTCGTTACCGGTAGTGCTTCGATGCCTGAAGCCAAGCTGATCGATTCGACTGACCGGACGATCATGGGTCTTCAGCTCAAACCTTCGATCAACGGCGTTCCGAACCAGCAAAACATCTTTCCGGTCAGTCTCGGTCTACGATCTGACGTCGACGCCAAGGTCACGATGGCGTTCGAGACTTTGCCGTACAACATCAACTACACGCCTGGTTTCGGTACGTCGCTCAGTCGAGGTTCGAGCACTCCGATTACCGTCGCGCGTCTCAGCGATACGACTCTGAGCGGCAACTTCCCGAACATCTCGGGGGAGCTAGTCGGAAACCTCAATTA